GCATTAAGTAAAAGAGCAGGTATAAAGTAGGAGGAAAAAATGAAAATAACAAAAGAAAGAGTTATCAAAAAGCAAATGAAGAAGAGCGGGACGCTCTAACGGTGTCACCTAGCCAAGTTCCTATCAAGTAAGAACTTGGCTAACCCCTCTATTATCCCCCCTAGAAGGGGGGATGATAGTAGGCTTCAAACTCCATGTAAGTCAGTTATCAGCGAATAGGGGGTAGGCCTATCGGCCTACCCCCTTGCGTCAGCGCCCCCTAGCAAGGGGGCTGCCGCTACGCACGCACGCGCGCGCGTAGCGCGCACGCATGCGCGCGTATATTATATTAACTTGTTGTAGACGTAGTAGTAGAAACTGTGGAAAAGTTGAATAGTAGTAAATTTGAACGATAAAACGAAAATAAAAAGAAGAATACACTGTTGAAAGAATTGTTGAAAACTTGTTGAATTGTTGAAAGTCAGTCAAAATGACGAAAAACATTGTGCAACATTATGTTGAAAACCCGTTGAAAGTGTTGAAAGTGTTGAAAACGCGCACAGCGCTAAAAAGGAATAGATTGGCCGCATTCCGCGTGCGCTCCATACGGCAGGGCGCTAAAGCGCCTTCAAAACAAAGGAGCAAGGGAGAGAGTTACAAAATTATTACAATCATCAAAAATTATTGAAAAAGCTATTGACAAGTGATATAATAGAATCAGAAAAGAAAGGAAGGTGCTCAAAATGAAAGAGTACACAAGGAAACCTGGACTGAGCAGAAACACAATCAGAAAGCTAATGAACGGCGAAACCGTAATAAGAGGAATCTACGAATACAGCCTAGACAGAACACGGAACGAAAAACTCCAACGATTTGACGAAGCACTACTGCGGTGGAACGGTGCAATTGAAGAATACGAATACTGGATACTTGGGTCAAAAGGCCTATACGAATTTGAGGTTGACAAAAATGATTAAATCGTATATACTAGACACAGACGCAAACGAAAAAGTAGGACAGCACTTTAAAGTGCGAGAATTTGCGTGCAAAGATGGTTCGCAAGTCGTATTCATCGATAGCTATTTAGTATCCATCCTGGATATCCTCAGAAACCAAGTCGGTAAGCCAGTATACATAAACAGCGGATATAGGACACCGACAAGGAATAAAGCGGTAGGCGGTGCAAAGTACTCATACCACATGCGAGGAATGGCAGCAGACATCCGGATTGAAGGCATGACCGCAAAAGAAATCGCCAACAAACTGAATAAAATCATTCCGTCTGGCTGCGGCATCATCGTATACAGTACATGGGTACACATTGACACGCGTACCAAAACCTACAGAAAGGGGGTGTAACATGGCACTTATTTCCATTAAAGACGTCAAACAGGCAATCCGTCTCATGATGCAGATTTTGGAAAAGCTCGACGAAATCTATCACGCGCTGCACGACAGCACCAACGAAAAAGAAAAGGAATAAAACATGATGCACAAAACGTGGAACGTAAGAGACCAGACCAGAGAAGCGCTTGAAAAACTGCTAACTCGAAAATACAAAGAAATCGATGGCGAATACAAAATGCTTCGCAAAATATCCAACGTCGAAGACGCAAAAAAATTGCTAGATGAAATATGGCGGATGAAAAGTTTTGCAAACGCAATCGAAATGGAACTAATCAGAAGGGAGTACAACGATGGCACAGCATCGTAAGAAGATGAACGGCGCAAAAGATCGCCGTATGTTCAACGTAACAGCACGAAAAACCAAAACGATCAACCTCAGCCAAAAGCCCATGCGGGGCGGAATCCGGCTGTAAAAGAAAGGAACGAACAACATGAAACATGAATACTATGGCGTATGGGACAACGTAGCAAAATGCTACGCATGGGTAGGCGAAAGCAAAAACAACGGAACCTTTGCACGCATGTGCAACGTAATGGCAAAGGACAAGACAACTTTCATCGGGCAGAGCCCGCAGGACTACACCGGCTTCAAGCTTGCAGCGTTCGAAGACGAGCTCGGAACGTTCACGAACGACACCGAAAAAGTATGGGAAGGGAAACCGAATGAATAAACGATACGAGGAAGGGCGAGAGCCCTTCTTTTCAAATCCAGGTGAAAAATTGCGAAAGCAATACGTCTGGACAAGAGACGAAAAAGGCCAGGAAATACTGCAGGAAACCGAACCAATCGACATCCAGCAGGAAATTGAAAGCTATTCGGACGAATGCGACATCAAAAACATTGTCCGGAAGGCAAGTTTCGACCCACAGTTTCTGAAAAGTCTGTCGGAGGGAGCATTAAACGATACATACGCGGATATTACGGAATTTCCGCAGAACATTCACGAGTATCATCAAATGGTAGCGACCGCACAGGCAAACGCCATGAAACTCGAAGAACTGCAAAAAATGGCAGCAGCAGAACCAAAAACAGAACCTGAAGCAAAGGAGGAAGAAAAGTGAACCGAAACAATGAACGGCACTTTAATCAGATTCCAGAAATGAAAGCAAGTCGAACGCGGTTTAACCGCGACCAGACGATTTTAACAACGTTCGATTCTGGCAAACTGATTCCATTCTATGTAGACGAGGTATTGCCGGGCGATACCTTCAGCGTAGATACAGCAGCAATCGTTCGAATGAGCACACCGAAGTATCCGGTGATGGATGATGCATTCATTGACTTCTACTATTTCTATTGTCCAAACCGTATCCTATGGGATAATTTCAAGCAATTCATGGGAGAAGTAGAGGAAAAGCCATGGATGCCAACAAAGGCATATAAAGTGCCACAAATCGTAATAAACGGTACAAAAGAATCAGGCCTCCCGTACGAAGGCTCAATTTTAGACTACATGGGAGTGCCGACAAAAGTAAAAGGAAAATTCGAAATCAACGCGCTGCCTATCAGAGCGTATGTAAAAATCTGGAACGAATTTTTTAGGGATGAAAACGTAGGGAATGCAGCAGTAGTTAAAACAGATGATGCTGACGTAACATACGAAGATTCAAGCTCCGAAAACATCAATTTAGTGCTGAACGTAGCATATAAAGGTGGAAGGTGCTTACCAGTAAACAAATTCCATGACTATTTTACCAGCTGCTTACCGTATCCGCAGCGCGGGCCGGCAGTAGCACTGCCGATGGAAGGTAATGCACCAGTCAGACTAGGGAACACATCTGGCGAATATGTAGATTTCGCTGGACCAGTAGAAATGGTGCTAAGTAGAAATGCCAGTCAAAACGTACCGGGAAGTCTAGGATACGAGAACGCAACAGGAAAACCCAACGAAAAAAAGCAAATGCAATTCACTGGAGTTGAAAAAGCATCAGGTGAATCAGGAGCGGGGGGCTGGATGTACTCAGACCTAAGCGCAGTAACCGCAGCAACCATCAACGACTTGAGAAACGCCGTAGCAGTACAGCAGTACTACGAGGCACTAGCTAGAGGCGGTAGCCGTTACCGTGAACAGGTACAGGCACTGTGGAATGTAACTATCAGCGACAAAACGGTACAGATTCCAGAATACCTGGGCGGCGGCAGATATCACGTCAATATCAACCAAATCGTGCAGACAGCGGAAAACGATAATTCACCGCTGGGCGAAACTGGTGCAATGTCAGTGACGCCGATAAACGAAAGCTCTTTTACCAAATCTTTTGAAGAGCATGGATTTGTAATTGGTGTCTGTTGTGTGCGACACAATCGCAGTTATCAGCAGGGCTTGGAGCGTTTCTGGAGCCGAGAGGACAGACTGGACTACTATGTACCGCAGTTTGCAAATCTAGGCGAACAGCCCGTAAAGAAAAAGGAAATCATGTTGACCGGCACGGCAGCGGACGAAGAAACGTTCGGCTACCAGGAGGCTTGGGCGGATTACCGAATGAAACCCAACCGAGTAAGCGGCCTCATGCGAAGCAACGCATCAGGCACGTTGGATTTCTGGCACTACGCAGACAATTATTCAACCGTGCCAACACTATCGCAAAGCTGGATGGAAGAAGGCAAAAACGAAATTGCGCGAACGCTCGTCGTGCAGAATGAGCCGCAATTTTTCGGAGCTATCCGCGTAGCAAACAAAACCACAAGACGGATGCCGTTGTACAGCGTACCGGGCTTGTACAAACTGTAAGAAAGGAGGAAGGCCGGAGAAATCCGGCCTATTTTTAAATGAGCGTTTTATCAACAATCGGTGGAATAGCAGCAAAAGGCTTACAATGGGCAGCGGCAAATCCGCAACTGCTCACAGGAGCGATGACACTGGCAGGAAAAGGTTTACAAGGACTATACGGACAGCAAAGCCAAAGCCAAAGCCAAGGGTTCAACCAAAGCCAAAGCCAAGGAGGAGGACAAAGCAGCAGCAGCAGCCAAGGCGGAACTAATGACCAGCTAATCCAAGACTATCTTAAACAGTTCTACAACTGGCAAGGCGGGCAAAACGAATTCCAGAGCAAAACGAACCGTCAAAACATGCTAATGCAGATGGGCTATAACACCCTGGGCGCAATCCAACAGGGCATTTATAACCATATCGAGCAAAATGCGGCAATGAACTACAACAGCGCAGAAGCACTAGCGAACAGGCAATTCCAGGAGCGCATGAGCAGCACAAGCTACCAAAGAGCTGTAGAGGACATGAAAAAAGCAGGCTTAAATCCTATTTTAGCATTTGCTAACGGAGGAGCAAGCACGCCAGGCGGAGCAGGAGCGACCATTACAGGAGCAAGTATGGGAATGCCATCGTCAAGCGCACTAGGCGTATCGACCATGAACGGAAACGTACCGACAAGCTATTACAGCAAATCACAAAGCCAAAGCCAATGGTATCAACTCGCAGAAGCCGTAGGTAGCCAAATGAGCACAAGCTACAGCAGCCCAAAGCAACTTACAGAAGACCTACTCAAAACCTACAAGCAAATGCAAAAGACAGAAAAAACCGTACCAGATGCACCAAAGACGCACACAAGCAAAAAAGGAAAAGAACACGGCGGAGGAGGTAGTGGATACTAATGGGATGTTACAAGCCATTAATAAGGCTGTACAACCCGGATAACAAAGAAATAAGCGGGCGGGTGTATTCACTTGCCCGCTTTTCTCAAATCTGCGGAAAACAGCTAAAATATGAAGATTTGATGTACAATCCAAAGGTAATGCTGATTCCATGCGGACAGTGCATAGGATGCAGAATCAGACAACGCGAGGACTGGACAACACGTATAGAATTAGAAGCACGAGGCTATCCAAAAGAAGAAGTATGGTTTATCACACTAACATATGATGATGACCATGTACCAGGAATGATTATAAACACAGGCGAAATCATGCGAAAAGTGCAATACGTCTGGAAACCGGGAGAGAAAGCGCCTGAAAGCGTCCAAACGTTAATGTATACTGACGTTCAAAAGTTTCTAAAACGCCTTAGAAAGGCTTACAGGGGCAAATTACGCTATTTTGTAGCAGGAGAGTACGGAGAACAGACAGCAAGACCGCACTACCACATGATTCTATACGGATGGCAGCCAACAGACCTAAAGCATCTATACAAGATACAACACAACGGATACTTCACAAGTCAATGGCTAACAGACCTATGGGGCATGGGTCAAATACAGATAGCACAAGCAGTCCCGGAAACCTACAGATATGTTGCAGGGTACGTCACCAAAAAAATGTACGAGATAGACGGAAAGAAAGCAAATGAATACTACGAGTTAGGTCAACAAAAGCCATTCGCATGTATGAGTCTAAAACCGGGACTAGGAGACCGTTATTACCAAGAACACAGAGAAGAAATATGGAGGCAAGGATACATCCAGTGTACAAACGGAAAACACGCACAGATTCCGCGTTATTATGAAAAAATGATGGAAGCCGAAAACCCACAAAGATTGTGGAGAATTAAGCAAAACAGACAAGCAGCAGCCATAGCAGAAAACCGACTAAAGTACGAAAATGTAGACTTTGCAGAGCAATGCAAAACAAAAGAAAGAGTTATCAAAAAGCAAATGAAGAAGAGCGGGACGCTCTAACGG